ACAAACTGCTGGGTCACCTGATGCTGAATCATTGAAGATCAATGCTCCATTTGCAGTAACCGTAGCATTTGAAAATGTCAGGTTAGCAAAATCTCCGATAGCAGTTGTGCTGCTAGCAACAGGCGTAACGCTAGTTAAAGCAGCACCTTTCGCGGTGTAGTTTGTACCACTTACTTCATTGCTAGTTGAGTACGCTGTAGTAGCTGCTCCTAAAGAAGCAGAGCTTGTGTACAATGCTAAATTGAAAGTGTTACCCGAAGTTGCCGTAAAGTTGTGAACGCCTTTTAAGATCTCGACCTTAAACGAAGTACACATTGCAGTTGAAATAGCCATTATAGACTCCTTATTATGTCTGCCATATCCTTATGGCCTTGACGTTCAAATTCAGCGGTAAGAGTAGTCCTATCGCTCCTAATTGCCTCTTTTATGTAGTGTAAAGCTGTTGCTTTAACTGCATCTTTAAATTCTTGTGCTTGTTGAGCAATTACTGGGTGACAGTTACCGCCTACGCTTACAACTCTATCAGCTATTGCTTCTGCCCAGAAATCTGGATCATGCCCTTTGTTTGACGTAGTAGTGACTATTACGTTACCTATCTCAAGTTTAGGTGCTTCAAAAAACATATTTAACCCTTAGCAATGTCATAACGATATTCATCTCTTGAGCCGTATCCCTGTGAAAGATTTTTTAATCCATTAACAGCTTGCACAAATCTTTGTTCATACTGAGCGACTTCTTCAGGAACTTTTAAAAATGTAGCAGCTTCAACGAGAGTACCGTATAACATCGCATCAGGAGCGTTTTCTGAAAGCCACGTTGTTCCGCTTTCTGCTCCTGCTGTTAAAGAAGCTGGACGGTATTTATAATGCAGCTCAACTGAATAATCATTGTCCGGTGTTGGGGCTACTAAAAAAGTATTATCGTCAAATAATGAATAATATTTAGGAAGACCTGTTGTAGCGGGATTAGGAGTGTAATCTCGTATAAAAGAAACGTGTTTATATAAAAGATAAGTATAAATATTGCTAGAAATAACAGCTAAACTATAGGGAGCTAAAAAATCAGTCGGCGTTGAAACATAAGTGTTTCCGGTAGTTGCCACCCCTGTTACGTTTTTACGAAAAACAGGCAACTCAACTGCTTTTAAAATACGTTCTTCAGCTTCTTTAATAAACGTAGGTAGATCTGCAACAAATGTAGTCTCTGCAGTTTCGCAGTAGTCTTGTACCGTTGACTTTAATGTCGCTAATGTAAAACTCATGTTATCACCACTGTTACTGTGCCTATTCCACTTTCTACAGCTGGTGTTTCAAAAGAAGAACCTATTGGATCAACTAAATGAAGAGGTTGTCCCCCTACATTAACTCCAGACGCCGTAATATTACTTGGGCCGTAAGTTCTTACAACTCCTAACTGAGACTGAGGTAACGGTATTTCTGGTCTCGCTTGTCTTAATGCTTCTGGGTCAGTAGGATGACGAGGCGGTTCTAACTGAGGATGTTTAGGTTCGAAACATTCACGACAAACTTTAAAGCCTGTCCATTCCATACGCATCTGAAGAAAACGCACTCTAAATCCGCAACGATCGCAGATGCCGTAAGCAAATTTACCTAATGCAAAAGCCATTAAACATATGTCCGTCTTGGGACTAATGTAAGAGAACTATCGTCATCATAACGCAACGCATTTAATAAATTCTGTTCATAAATAGGTTGTAGCAACTGTGCTTTTTCTGGATTTTTCTTTAACGCTAAATTAAAAGCTAAACCAGAAACTAAACAGGCTAGAAATCGACTAGGTATATCTATATCGTTAACTGAAGCCGTTGCGTCTTGTATTCGTTTCCAACGATAAGAGATTAATTTATCCGTAGAGTTTTCAGGAGCTGGCCAAACGAAAACTTTTGGAGTTACCGTTCTTTCTACATAGTATTGAGTTACTCTTGCTTGAGTTTCCTTATTAGGAATATCTAAATAGGTTCCTCTATCTATACGATTAATCTGGAAATCAGTTTGAATACCGTTAGTAGTTCTTCTTATAACTGCGTCCATAATATCTATATCAAACGCATTTAAATCATAAGAAGTAGTCCCCTGAACTAAATCAAGGGATACTTGCTCTACTTCCCAAATCTGTACTCCGCGATTAGACCAATCTGCGAACATAATATTCATAGAACGTCTAGCGGTTACGCCGTCGTAACCAGTGCGATATTCTAATCCTGCTAGTTCATAAGCTTCTTCTATCGCATCTGCAACATCAAGACTAAAAGTACGAGTACCCGAAGTAGCCATTAGCCGTAGTTCTTCAAGAGTTCTAAAACAATCACATAACTATCCTGTGCAGACGCGCCTATTGTAGTTAGTTTTATATCTCCAGTTTTACCGCTACCAGCTATATTTTTAAGACCACCGAATTCACTAAAATTCATATGGCCATTACTGTTTTGCGCTAAACCTAGAGCTATCGCATTAGCAGTCGCTTCGAAAAGCAGTTGTACTTGCGTAAAACCAATAATCGAATGACTTACTTTTTCGATAAGCACACTACTACACGCAGTACCATCTTCTCTAGCAGCTAACGCGCTAACATCTATTTTAGTAACAGCATCTTCACCAGTGCCATCACTCAAGTTCGTTAGTTGTATTACTGCTTTATGCGTCCCATCAGAGAGAGTTGTTATAGTTACTGCATCAGCCATGATTTTCTCCTATCTAGGAAGCTACGTCGAAGCCAGTTATTTCAATTAATAAACGACCTGCTGTATACGCTGCATCGCCTGTACCTTGGCTTACCAAATACAAAAACTGGTCAGCAGCAATATCGCCACCAGCAGTTAGTGTCCCTGCGGCTTGAGTTCCAGCATTTATAATTTGAGTTTCAGTAAGATCACCAATAGCAGTGTCATTAACGCCTGTGCCTTCGGTTGCTGAAAATAAATCTATATCAGCACTTCCACCAGCAGGAGCTTCTACGCATTGCATAGTTACACCAAATACACTACCTTGGTTAGCAGCAGTAACTTGACCTATATAAGCAACTCCATCGCCATCTTTACCAATAATATCCCCTGCTGTACCTCCATCTTTTAGGCCAGTTAGGTCAATCATAATAGTTGTTTTAACTATGTTTACATTAGTCGATGTATCGCTTTTAAAACGCTCTACTTGAGTAACGTAAACCGCTGCCGTGCCTTCTATTCCAGCACTACCTACAGCTTCTACAGACATTTTATTACCGCTGGTTATAGTGATTGCACCAGTAGTAGCATTTTTTGATACGGTTTCAAAACCATTTTCGGAACGGACTGGGCCGTTAAAGGTTGTATTCGCCATGAGAATCTCCTGTCGTGGCTAGTGTCAGGCACGGTATGCGCCTGTCAGGGATAGGAGTGTTATACAGGAGAAAAAGAAAAGGGGCAACAAATGCCCCTTTCTTTTTTAGCATATTAGCAGGATTATGCGGCTCCAGGAGAACCGAAAATACCGCGCCAATCACTAAAGCCGAAGCTATAACGCTCTCTAGCCTTATAACGAACATTTCCGGTTTCAAAGTCACCTTCCATGCTAGTTGAGACAGGAGATCGTACGAAATGCTTCAGACCGTTAGGAACGTCAGTCTTCAGGAAGAAGGCATCAGTATCTGTTAGATAATGATTAACCGTATATCCTTCAGCAACCATACCCATATTACGGATAGCGTTGATATCGTTATCCGCAGTACCTACTCGTCCAGGAGTTTCCAGTAGACGATCTGCAACGAATTGCAAAGCAGTTGGGATAATCAACTTACGCGCTTGAGCATTGATTTTTAAACCACGCTCATCTTCGAAAGCTGCGATATCAATCAACGACTGCTCTAACGAAGTTTCGTTTAAGTCTGCAGCAGTTGATAGTTCGTTGCGCTGATTTTCATTACCCACCGTTGGGTGATCTGTCGCACACAACTCTTTGCCGTCACCGCCAAGAAAAGCCGCACTAAATGCATTGTTTAATACATTAGCTGCTTTAATTTGCTTAGTGGTCATCATAGAACGAGCAAGTGCTCGTGTATAACGTGAGGACAAAGTGTCGTACAGATTATCTTCAATCGCTTCTTCAGTTAAAGAGAAAGCCAATGCGATAGTTTCGTGCGAATACCGTGCAGTAAAAGACTCTTGTGCGGTGTCATACGTGACGCCAGAACCTTCAAACTTTACAGGTGCTTCACCAAAACCAGATAGCATTACTTCTTCTTCGAAGGCTCTTTCAGAAGTCTCCGTATCGAAGATTTCTTCATGCTCTGGTGCATAGCGTTCATACTCTAAACCAAAGAGAGCGTGAAGGCCAGGAACAAGCTCTTTTACGAGTTGCGCTCTATTAATAGCCATTAGTTACTCTCCTTAAACAGCGAATATGTTGGTTGGGAATGAAAAGTAACCACGGGCGTTAGCACCGATTGAATTACTTGGCGAATCCACAAACCTATTCAACAACGCAATGCCGCTGCTTGTAGTTGCTGTGACACCTTCTTTGGAACGTCCATTGTTGGTGCTGCCAGCAGTTGTGGTGATAGTATACTTACTACCAATGAAACTTACGGCAGGAGTACCCGCTGTAAATTGTGCTTCGTACACGATCGCAGGATCGGTATATACATACGCTTCTGCGTCAGCTGAACCTAGCGTAGCTACGTCTGCTGTCCACATATTAGAATATGTAGGTGTACCGTCTGTTGCGG